TTTAGCCTCGTAACGATCTAGGGCTGCGGAGAGTTTGCTTTCCTCTAACTCAGCGCGACAAGCGATTTCGTAACCGCGTTCTAGGGATTTGATTATTGAGTCGCGCAATAAGTCGGTGATAAGTGCGTCACCGATATAGACAAACCAAAGGTTGGTAGTGTTTGGTTCAAAGTAACATTCGAGGTCAACGCCTTGCGCGTCTGGGTGTTCGCACACCATGCAGTCAAATTCGCTGTGTTCTGGTTTCATACTATCTCCAAAAGACCCTATGCGATGTGCTGTGGGCATGGCATAACTATAAGCCAACTTAACTGTTATTTTCTAGGGATAAACCCTAATACAGAATAAGTTTACTTATGTAGAATATCGGGCATGACAAAAGAACATCTTATCCGTCTGGCAGGCTCACAGCGTGATCTTGCCGACATATTGGGCATCAGCCAAGCTGCGGTTTCGCAATGGAAAACTGTTCCCAAGGCAAGGATGTGGCAGTTGTTGGTTCTTAAACCTGAGTGGTTTAATTGATGTAAGATATGTTGAAACGAGGCTAGATGTGGATTGATCCCCACATCGAAAAGGGTTACACCTTCCCCTGCCTATGTTTCTCTCAAAGGTGCGTTAAAAAGGTAAAACTCAATGCATTACTACCAGTTTAATATTGGTGACTACATCAAGAATACTTTGCATCTTTCTATTGAGGAAGATATTGCATACAGGCGATTACTTGATCTTTATTACGATTCAGAGCAACCAATACCCAACGATATCCCAAAGGTTTCCCGTAGGTTACGCTTGGGTTCTGATGTTATTCAATCAGTTTTAGATGAGTTTTTTGAATTAACCGAAATTGGTTATAAAAATCATCGTGCTGATTTAGAAATTGCTAGTTATCACGAATATATGGCAAAGCAAAAAGCGAATGGATTAAAAGGTGGAAGACCTAAGAAAACCCAACAAGAACCCACCGCTAACCCAGACCAAACCCAAAATAACCCTAAACAAGAACCACTAACCACTCCCAACAACCAAGAACCATATATTAAAGAAGGTAAACCTTCTTTGTCGGGAACTGCGTTCCCACCTTGTCCACATACCGAGTTATTAAAACTTTGGGGAAAGCATTTAAGCCATTTGACCCAACCAAGAACATGGGAAGGGTCGCGCCAAGCCAACATGAGGCAAAGATGGGTGCAAGCTGCTAAACCCTCTGCATACTCGCCAGAGGGCTACAAGACTTCCGAGGAAGGGCTGAAGTGGTGGGATTCGTTTTTTGGCTACATTGCTAACGACACTTCCTTGGCTAACGGGTTTGAGACCAAGGGCAGAACTTGGAGACCAGACCTAGAGTGGGTGGTTAACGCCACCAATTTTCAAAAAATAATTGATGGAAAGTACGCAAAATGAGTTTCGCTAAACCTACCCCTAAACAAGAATCTTCCTTTGACGAAGAGCAAAAACTTATGTGCTCTGTGCCTGGTTGTCCAAAGCGTTGGACTGTCCACCTAAGTGGTGACCGCCCTAAGTGTTCCGAGCACCAATGGGCTAAAAACCCTGCTGAGTACCGCAGACCTATCGTTGCCAAGCCTGTATCTCAGACTATTCAGCAATGGTATGAGAAAGAGGACTTTTGATGAAATATTTAAGTGTTTGTAGCGGAATAGAAGCTGCAACAGTTGCATGGCATCCATTGGGATGGCAAGCAGTTGGTTACTCAGAAATTGAAAAATTCCCATCACAAGTTTTAGCCCATCATTACCCAAATGTCCCTAATTTTGGGGATATGACCAAATTTAAGGAGTGGAATCTTGAGTCAAATGTCGATGTTTTCGTTGGAGGAACTCCCTGCCAGTCATTCTCAGTCGCAGGTCTCCGAAAAGGATTGGATGACCCTCGTGGCAACCTCATGCTTACCTATCTTGCCATTGCTGACAAATATCGGCCCAGATGGTTGGTCTGGGAGAACGTCCCTGGCGTTTTGTCATCTAACGGAGGAAAAGATTTTGGAACATTCCTCGGAGGGTTGGGGGAACTCGGGTATGGGTTCGCATATAGGGTTCTTGACGCTCAATACTTTGGAGTGGCCCAAAGACGCCGACGTGTGTTTGTTGTCGGATACCTTGGAGATTGGAGACGTGCCGCCGCGGTACTTTTTGAGCGTCACAGCCTGTCAGGGGATTCTGCGCCGCTCAGAAAAAAGAGGGAAGGTGTTACCTCCAGCTCTGGAACAAGCATTGAAAACAATATTGATTGCGGGATAGAACTGACTGGCCCATTATCGGCAAGGGATTACAAAGATGCTGGCACGGATGGCATGAATAAGAATTCAGCCAAGATGATTCCTGTCATAAAACAATGGCCCGCCGAAATAAGTAGCACTTTGGATACTACTTTTGGAACAAAACAAGGCTTGGAAGACCAACACGTAAATGCTGGTTGTCCTATGTTTGTTCCTACTAAAAAGATTGCTTTATCTGTTTATGAAAATCACCCAGCTGATAGCAGAGTGCAAGAAATGGGTGAAGTTTGCTCAACCGTTACATCTAGATGGGGAACTGGGGGCGGTAATATTCCATTTACAACTGCATATTCCATAAGAGAAGATGCTCAAGCAAACACTTTTAGCGCAACTGAATTGGAAGTTGCAACTGCATTAAAAGCCTTACAACCAAGTGTGCAATCTCATCATGCCCAAACTTTTATTACTCAATCTATGGGAACAGATTTATATAACGGGGCAATTACAGGTGAAGTAGCCGCAACAATGACAAAAAGCATGAGTGGAACAGGAACTGGGCCTACTGCAATGCAAGCAATGGCAGTCAGAAGATTATTGCCAAGAGAATGTGAACGATTACAGGGCTTCCCTGATGACTACACCGATATAAAGCCAAATGGAAAACAAACCTCAGATGGCCCAAGATATAAGGCTTTGGGTAATTCAATGGCTGTGCCTGTTATGGCATGGATAGGCAAAAGAATCCAAGAGGTAGACAACTTATGACAAAGACCCAAGCCCATGCCATCCTTGACCGAATCAAAAGCGGAGACCTCGTGTCCTTGGCTGAAACAAATACAGCCTTGGAACGGACAGGGGACTTATGTCGAGCATCTAGCGAACCATTACGCTTTGATGGCTATGAACAAAGGAACAATCGACCATGCCAAGCACATGACCAAACTGCTGAAGTTGGATTTTCCTACTCTGCCTACCTTGATTGTCCAACGACTGAAAGAACTGCGTGACACTAATCGTAACTTTTGAGGTCGAAGGTGACCCAGTACCCAAAGGCAGACCAAGGTTTGCCCGTAGGGGGCAGTTTGTCCAAACCTATACAGATGCCAAAACAATTGATTACGAAACCCAAGTAGCCATGAAAGCCCGTCAAGCAATAGGCGCATCAGAGCCACTACAAGGGGCTTTAACTGTGTTTTTATACCTTAGATATGCCATACCCGCGTCATACACGAAAAAGCGCAAGGAAGCCTGTTTACGGGGCGTGGAATATCCCAAACGCATAGATTTAGATAATGTTTACAAAAGCATTACAGACGCAATGAACGGGATTGTTTACACAGATGACAGCCAGATCGTAGAGGCGCACATCACCAAGGTCTATGCTGAGACTGCTGGCGCGAATATCATGGTGCAAGAATGCGAGTAGAGTTAACCAAGGATAACGCGACCGCGGTGATGGGAAACCTTTGGCCAAAAGTCAAAGAAGCCCTAGCATCTGGCAAGCAATTGACCTTGGAAATCAAGAACGCCAGTCGGTCATGCCCACAGAACTCCAAGTATCACGCCATGATTGAGGAGATAGCCCAACAAGCCTCGCACTTGGGCGCAAAATGGGACGCAGAGGATTGGAAGCGAATGCTAGTTTGGCAGTTTTGCAAAGACCAAAAACTTAACGAGGGCAAGATTGTGCCAAGCCTAGATGGGACGGGCATTGTGCAGCTTGGTCAACAAACCCGTAAATTCACTAAAGAGCAAGCCTCGGAGTTTGTGGAGTGGCTTCACGCATGGGGTGCAGAACACGGGGTGACCTTTGAACAATAAACCTACCCTAGCAGAGCGCAAGCACTTAGCCCAGATCAAGGAAATGAACTGTGGGGTCTGTGACGCGAGTGGCCCAAGTGACGCACACCACATCGTCCAACATGAGCAGTACCTTTGCATTCCCTTATGTAAAGACTGCCACCAAGGGGCATTTAACGGGATACACGGACAACAAAGAATCTGGAAGGTTTATAAAACAAATGAGATGAGTGTATTGAACGAAACGATAAGAACCTTGCTAAAATAAAGATGAGCAGTTGCCTTTGGGGGGTGCTCTCCCCCACCTTTTTAGGATATATATGGCTTACGAAAACCAAAAAGATGTTGCAGACTTCATAAGCACATTACTCCACTCGGGAACTGTTACCCACTTC